TCATTTATAGGTTTGTCCAAAGTCTTTTGGTGTTTGATTAAAATAGGCAAATACTTTATCGGCAAACTCCTGCAATTTTAAAGATGTTTTATTGATATCCTTTATCCTCATTTTTATTTCATTTCGGGGGTCACCCATCTGATAATAAGTCAATATGGTTCTGGTGTTTTCGCCGTGAACAATTAAATCCATCTTTCCCTGAATTTCAAATTCTTCCGGGGTTATCCAATGGCCGGATAGTTTATTATAGAACCAACACCCCCGTTCACGGGCTTTATCCGCATTTACTTTCAGTTCCTTTTCAATTGTATCAAACATTCGTGCCATAATACAAAACTATGCTAATAATTTTAGTATTAAAAAGAAGTGTTGAAAATTTTTATATTTGGTTCACCTTATGACAAAAAAGATGATTCCGTTTGTATGCATTATTTTAGGTAGTATAATTACTGTTGTAGCCGCTTTTTTTGATTATAGGCAAAAACTTGAAGACCAAAAAGAACAATTAGATAATGAAATAAAAAGAAATCAGGAGTATCAAAATTTGTTGGGTAAAAGCAATGCGTTAATGGAAAAAAGTAATAATATCATAACCACTCAACAAACTGTTATAGATACTTCCAAGAAAATAATTGATCTTCAAAATCAGCTAAATTTAAAAAATGAGGAAATACAAAAGCTACAAGAGAACACGCTAAACAACATTACTGGAGGTAAAAACATTCCGATTCTTTATATAAAAGCCACAGGAAGTGAGTTTTTATTAAAAATAATCAACGATTCTGATTTACCGTTGAGGGGTGTCTCTGTTGAATACGTTAAAATAATTCATGATTTATTCACTCCCTCAGGTAATCGAACTTCATCCGGACCTCCTAACGCAACTCAAGATCAAAAAAAAGTTATCGGAGATATGGCAATTCGCTCATCGGATATTGTGACCAATGAATCTTTGGGTGACGGTTATAAACATATAACTTATATTTATGTCGTAAAATGGCTATTAGGCAGTTATAAAGGCCAGTTTGAAATCCTTGATGACAAAAAAACTGTACAGGTAAAAAACAGCTATGTTATAGCTTATAAACCACAAATAGACATATCTGAGTCAATAATGATTAACGGAGAGTATCCTGATTTTAGTCACGCAGTATATCTGCCTTACTAACTCATCTTATTCATTTGAGATAAAGGTTCAATCCGTATGAAAGTATGCTCAGACAATTTTCAATTGATATTAAATCAGAGCAACATTTCTTATGAGTAATTTTTGGATTGACACCACTACCATTGCTTGTGCATCTGTTTTAGGATTTCTTTCGATTGTTGACAGCATAACGAAAGCTTCTTATAAAAATTCTAACAAAAATTGGAAATGGCTTTTAGACAGCCTCAAGAAATTAAAAGTAAAACTTCCCATTTTTCTAACCACCTGCGCTATTGGGCTATTCGTAAATAAACTCAAATACAACAATATAAAACGTGATAGTGATATCGCTAAAGCGGAATATGAACAAGGTTTAAACAAAAGAGATTCGGTCAATCAGATACGATTCAATGAAAGCCTTGTTAAGGCATCAGGTGCTGCTTCCGCTGCCAATGCTGAAACAATGGCAAAATATTACCTAAAATACGATTCTGTACAACATATAGTTGAAAGAATCGTAAAGGATTCATCAAAAAAGAACGTAATAACGCAAACATATACCGACGCCTTGCCTGACTTAGATATCAGTGATATCAAATTAATTAAAAGCAGAAACGATACATTAGAATTTAAAATCAACATAACTTGCAAAAAAACGGCTATCAAGCAACTTAACTTGAGTTGTCAATTACTTTTGTTAAAAGGCAGAAATTTCACATTCTGTCCTCCAATTAAACGTTTTATGCCGAAAGACCTCGATCTGAGCAGTAACACAACCTATCAAATAGATTATGTCAACATAAACTCATTAAAAAATATTCTTCAAGCTTTCTTCCATATTTACGGCTCGTACTTATATAAGAACGAAAAGTTTCCTGTCGACTATATTTTATCTTATAACTTTCGTGAAAATATTTACGGATTTCCAGACGGGAAAGAAAGTTTAGTAAAAATATTTAATCAGTTCCCATAATTACTATACTTCCTATTAGATTTAATCACACCCATTACTGTACTGATTACGCCAGATAGGACTTCTAATATCTTAGTTAGTTTTATCATCTTCTTTTTGATTGTTTTTAATCGCTTTTGAGGGGATAAAGCTTCCCAACTGTTTTACAATATAACTCCATATTTTGGTGTTGGTTATCACCTCGATATTCTCCACAATACTCTTAAATTCCCTGAATGAGATAAGCGAAGTGAATATCAGCATCACCTTAATTAAGTCCCCGGTGATGTTGTGCTGCACTACGTAAGCGCAAATGATACCCAACATATAGGCAAACATTTTTTCGGTAGTTACTCCTATCTTTTTTGCGGTCACCGGAACACCTGTTTTAAATGATTTCCAAATACCAGTTATCATATCCGCAACCAATAAAAACAGCGTAACCGCTATCATTTCATAAGTTGGTAATAGGTAGGTACAGAAAACAAAAAGTATAAGTTTCCAGAGGTTAGCCCAAATGAATTTTAGGAGTGCAGGTAAGGTATTTTGAACTATAGTTAGTAGCGTATAAATAGGTTTCATAGTTTAGGTTTTATAAAATAAATCGGCTTCATCTTTACGCCTCTTTACCAGTGTTGTGTTTATTTTGCCCCCGGCTTTATTCCACATAGCAAAAGCAACCCGGATTAAATCAGGTGAAGCCCCGCTATTAATTCGTTTAACCAAAGTTGATTTTGCAAATCCCGCTGTACCGATATTATAAGCCAGAGATACCAGAGCATTAAATTGATTCTGATTGAGAGGTATAATGATAGCAGCGGTAACGGCCTTTTCAAATCGTTGAACCACATTCAGAAAAAGATCATCACATTGCGCCTGTGTGATTTTATCACCTTCTTTTACTGGTTTACCATTCTGGAAATATGTACAACCTATACCGATAGTCCAAACACCTACAACATCTTTGTAAGCATGAAGGATAACCCCTTCATGCTCTTTTATAAATCCCAACCCTTCTTTATCAATTTTCACGTTGATAAATATTAGGCATTAGCAGGTATTAGAAATCCTAAATTTTACTTCTTTTTCACTCTAACCGACCATTTTCCAATTTTAACAATTAGGTCAAATTTTAATCCTTTTAAAAATATATAGGCTAAATAAATATATTGCATACAGGTTTTTTTCATTTTAATATTAAGGACTATTCCCTAACTACCCTGTATATATAGAACCCGATAACAAGTTTACTTTAGAGTGAAAAAAAATCCATTATTGAAACTCCGGGGTAAATTGAACATCAAATAATGTTAAAGCCGTATCTATATTATCATCAGTTGGGATAATACAACTATTAGCCTCCCTGAACTGGTTGAAGGATACCACAAATACACAACCCGCTACCCTATCCACATTACCGTTACTGAATTTCTGAATATTTACATTTTCGTTGATTTCATAATCTACATCGTACTGGTATTGATTAGCAAAAAATGTTACCATATCATCAGCAATCAGGTTCATATCTGACCAGATACTGATTTCAGCATTAGCTATGTTTGGGTCAAATAAATCAGCTAATGTGATTTCAAATTGGTGTACCACATTCTTATCCTGAATATTTTGAGTTACATACTCGATGTGTGCAACCGGATAAACGATGTTGGAATCAGCGTTAAAATTGAACTCATTGCCTGTACTTACTGTATGAATCTGGTTATGACTGGTGAAGAAATCAGCAATTAATTTAATATATTGGTTTATGGATATCATTAAAATATCCTCCTTCTGTAATATCCTGTTTTATATACTGATGCTTTATAGGCTGCTTCATGATCGAATGTATCATCTGAAATATAAATACCCGTAAAGCTAAGTGTACTATCTTTGTCACTAACACAATTGGTATCAGTTTCGGGGTCTTCATCAGTTTTGATATAATCAATCAATCGCTTTTTATAAGCATCCTTTTTAGCCAAATAGGTACTTCTTAAAGCATCTATATCGCTTTTATCTGCTGTTGAAGCATTATCATCATTAAGTTTTTGTACCCCCTTGTTTGATACTTTGTAATGCAGCGGATTTAAGCTATAAAGCATTGAACCGTAAAGCATAAACGGCTTAATATATCGCAACAATTCAGTATCTAAATCAGGAATAGTGTAACCTGATATAGTAGTAGCTGATACAATTTCATTATTAAGCCTTTTGTAAACAGGTGTACTTATCAGGGGTTCAACTTCCAACTCCTGAAACTCCAAAATAGCCTGACCTAATATCTTTTCATCAACATTGCTTTGTATGATGCTATTTTCTTTCAGGTAATCAACCGATATAAATGTAATCTGCCTCATTATTGGCTATCTCCTTTCCTAATCACTCTCACTTTATTCCAATAATGTCTGCACTGGTTTTCAGCCTGTTGGGTTGCAGTATTAAACCACCATCCCCCGGCGTGTTGAAATACATCGTAACCGAATATTTCACTCATTTTCTGAATTTCAGAACGGGTATATAGCCTGTCAAAATCGATTAGCTGTTTGCAGAAATCCCTACTGGTTTTAAGCAGCGGTTTACCCGCTACTTCCGGCCTCTTTTTGTACTCATAAAGCACCTCTACAGTACGGGGATTTACAGCCTTTACAGGCGCACTTTGTACGCTATCACCTGTTACTTTAGATGTAATTAAATTAGCATCTGTAAGGGTTGTAATACGTTGTGACAGGTCATCAGTTGTTATACTGATACCCAAATCTTTTTTGATACCTGCTTTAATTTCTGATAAGCTTTTACCATTGATCGGGGTTTTGATAAGATAGTTTTCAATGTCTTTATCATCATCAAATTGCAGATCAATCTTTTTAAATTGCTCAAATGATTGGGCCTCAAATTCCTGTTTTGTTAACAGGGTATAATTTGCCCGGTGGCTACCCAAATGCTTTATTTTATCAAAATCTTCTGCTTTTAGAATCCTACCATTTTTATATTTATCGGTATCTTCTGATTCGGCTTCAAAGTTGGCCGGGGCTGTATCTGGTTTGGTAATCGTTAAAAGCTTTTGGCCTTCACCTCCGGGTAATGGCGATCTATTATCCAATGAACGTAATTCATCAATAGTCAAAACCTTTTCACGTGTGGCATCCGACAATTCAGTCATTAAAAGATTAGACTTATCTTTGAACTCGATAGCAGGTAATCCGGCATCAGCCAAAAGCTTGTTAAAGGCACTTTCAATAATATTTCGGTTGTCTTTGACATAAATATTTTTGAAAAGCTGATAAGCCTTTTCAATCTCCTGACCGTTACCGCCTAATGAACCGCCTTCCTGATTTTCAATACCAAAAAGTATTCTACTGGTAGCCTGATGTGCAGTTAGGATATCTTCAATGTTGGCTTTGCGGGCAAAATCTAATTTATCTGAGTAATCAGTTGAGGATATATTATCTACCTGCAAACCCTTCTCAGAACCCATATCATTGTAATTGACAAGGAACTTCTTACCGGAGGCACCGGAATAATCAGTACTTAATTTTCGTTCAAAAGTCTTTATCTGCTCTTCTGTTGGAGTACCCTTGAAAAAGCTTAAAATTACTGAGGGACTAAAACCGTCTTCAAGGTTATTTTTAATGAAATCCTGCAAAAGAATCTCACTAACCATACTGGTAATAGCTGGTTGATATGACGCTTCTGCATACACATTATTAGCAGATGGTACATAACCCTGAAACATGAACACCTTAGATTTTTTATCGGGGTTATTACCTTTTATCCATCTATCATAGCTTAAAACACTACGTTTTTGCTGCCAATCCGGGCAAATCCAAAACTTAGTTTTAGCATAATTACACCGCATATAGTTTGCGGGGATGTGGTTAAAGTAAAGAGGTTTGTTATTTAGAACATCATATTGAATTTCTAAAATGAAAGTATTGAAGATGATATAATCCTGTACACATTTTCTAACCACCTCTTCAAACGAATCAACCGGATTAATATCAAAATCAGCAGGTTTACCAGTTTCTTTAATTACAATACCATCACCTAAAATGTAATTAGCTTTTGAAAGTGCAATTGATCGGTGAAGCGGTACTTCTGCTAAAAGGCTTAAAAGGAAATTTGGGTACAGGTTATCATCACCATACCTCACAAAATTTTCATCGGTAGTACCCTGTCTTAATTCTTTCGGTAACGGAGTTATTGATCTACTAAAATTGATTACAGATGTTTTAAATTTATTTTCATCACTCTGCACTAAATCTTTACTCATTAATAAATTATATATTCATTGGTATCTGTATTTGGTGGTGTAACATATTCTGTAACTTCTAAATCTTTGATTAAAAGTTTACCTGATTCTATCACTTCATCAGTTAAAGAAATCAAGACAGAATAGGTGTAATAGCCTGTAGGCATATCATCAAATACTGAGGTGGCAATCAGATATAAATCATATCTTTCAGGTGCAGGTGAATTGTTCACAGGCAGTGTAAAGCTGTATTCAAACCTTGAAGCATCATTTTTTAACTTAACTACATAGGCAGTATCGGCTGCCCCGGTGGTTTCGGTTAAGGTTAAAAGGATTCGTTGAACAGGTTTTGATTTATCGATTACCAACATTTGTTTTTGATAAATATTAGCCTCCCGGATATTTAAGGCAATAAAAAACCTCCACCGGAATTGGCAGAGGTTGAATAATTCTTATGAGCAAAGAATTACAGAGCAACTATTGAGTTGATGATTGTAGGGTCTACGATTTGAAGTTCTTCGACATCAGAACCTGCTAAGGTTAATACTCTACCATTTGCAGAAGTTGACACCTCTGTTGCTATAGTCTTTAATTGCAGTTGGCCGTTTAAGCCCATCGCTAACCAAGTACCATTTTTCAACCGAATAAGAGCAGCGACAGGGTTTGAAAACAGATTTTCTACTGCTGATTTTGCTGCTATAGAACCTACGTTAGCCAAAGTGAAAGTAAGTTGTTTCTGGATATCAAAACTGCCATTGTCATTGTAGGTATAATCACTTTTAAGGGAGTTCTGATCCTTAACTGCGCCGTATTTAACGAATTTAGTTGAAGCTGATGCTGCTAAATTGATAGCAGAAATAGTACCACCAGATGAAACAGAGTAAACATCTGTAGTACCTGATATGATAGCTAAATCACTGTACGCAATCAGATAAACATCATCACGTAACCCCGTTTTAGTATTCTTACCGCACTCACGAGCCAAAAGAGTTAATGAATTACAAGCCATTTTTTATTAATATTTAATTAAGGTTTAAAAGAGGCTAACCGAATAGTTAGCCCCTTTCAATATTATTCTTAGGCTACCTGAGCGTAAGCGATTTCACCGTTTAATAAGGTTGCAGTACCTAATGAGTATCTAAAGTCTATATACAATTTTTCAGTTTCCGGGCTAAAGTATTTCTTAGCATTTGCAGCGTCTTCTGATAAATCAGTTCCCGCAATTAATCGGGTGATTCTTGCAAAAACTACAGTACCAGTACCAACTAAACCTTCAACTACTTCCATTTTACAATCAGTGCCGAACAATATTTTATCGGCTGTAGGAACATAAAGGTTGAGTGCAGCCAAGGCAGCGATATACAACTGATATTCTGACTTAGAGATAAACAGTCTGAAGTCTGGTTGGGTTCTAACCTCAACTTTACAAGCTAAAAAGCCATTTTGCAATTTGTTGATGATAGAAGTACCAGTGGTTGCCCCCGAAAGGTTAACAGCGGGGCCGGTTGCACCAGATACTTTCATGTTCTTTAAAAAGCCGTCAAAACGGTTTAAGTTCACAGAAGTACCAGTACCCGGTAAAGAGGTATCACCACGCCAAATAGCGGTTTCGTTAACGCTTGAAATAGCAAGGGCTTGTTGATCTGCTAAGAACTGAGAAAAGGCTGCATCATCGTAGAACTGTCCTTTGAATTTTGCTTTAACTTCTTCTACAGTCCACTTGTTAGTAAGCTGACGGTTTGACCAATCAGTTTGAGATTTAATCTCTTTAGGTTCAATAACACCTTGATCTAAAATCATACCACCGTTCGGGGTACGACCGTCTACAGAGCCATCTTGTAAAACAATGTTTACGTCACTTAATTGAATTGCTTGCTTACCTTTTACGTTGGTAAGTAATGAGCCATTTTCGGCCAGAATAGACAAAGTACTCGCACCCAA